ACCGTGGATCGCTTTCAAGTCCTGAGCAAGTTCCATCGTGTACTCAGCTTTGAGGGCACGGGAAACCGCTGTAACTGTGGACTTTTCAATGCTGAACGCCATTTGTGCGAAAGCATTTGTAGCACTATCGCCCAAAGCTTCACCCTGTGTTCGTGTCATACCAGTTGCACTTGTGTAAGTACCAGCAGAAGGACTGTCGTTAAGAACGGCAGGGTTTGTTTCTGTGGAACCAACATCGCCACCACCGATTGTACCAGCAGCGTTCTGGTTAGAAATATCAGGCATCGACTCATCCATTAGAGCCTCAGCACCATCCTGAGAAGTGAACGAAGAGCGCATCGCAAAGATAAGTCCTGTTGGACCTGTCATTGGTTGCACACCACATACGTCATAAGCAATCAGGTTAGGCATTGCACGACGAACCAATGAGATCAAAATTGGGTCCCATGTATCCATCTGCCCGCCACCCATGCTGTTGACTGGCGCTGCTTCTGAAAGAAAGTTCTGATCTTCTTTCAACGCAGCTTCTTGGTTTTCAAGAATAAGTGTGGTAACGGCCCGCTTATAAGAATCCTCAATCTTCGGAAGATCAGGGTGTTCTAGGACTGGCTGCCACTTTTCTTGTAGATGTTCTGTCTGAAACATTTGTTTCTCCTTTTTTAATTACATCCGTTTTATTATATTATTGGGCACGTGCTTTGTTACGACTGATTGCCGACATATAAGCGCTCATTGCCTCAGTCGTATCAATGTCCTGTGCGGTGCCACCATCTTCATCACCAAATGTTTTAGTCGTAGTAGTCTTCGGGAAATAACTTTCCTTCAGAGTGTTAAGCTTTTCTGTGAAGGACTCCTCATCAGTAAACTCAACGTCTTGTGTTAACGACTTAAACTTCTCAAACTCTGTATCGGCCAAATCTTCGGAAATCTCAGCAATGACCTGTTCACGAACCAGTTTAGAATTCTCATCCTTAGCCTTGACGTTCTTATCAATGGCTTCGTTAAGTTTCTCTTCTAGTTCAGCGATTTTTTCGGATTGTGCTTCCAGAACGTCATACTTCTCGTCTGGAACATCAATGTAATGGTCTTCAAACAATTGTTTCAGGCCGGAAATAAAGTCTTCTGCAATCTCGCCTTTCAAACCACGCTCGATTGCCAACTCATTTTCCTTGGTCCATTCTTCGACAACATAATTAAGATATGTATCAACCTTGTCGGTCATTTCTTCTTTGAATGAAGTAAGTTTCTGGTTGTATTCATCGGAAACTTCGTTTTCGATTCTTTCAACCTCTGGACGAATTTTAGATTTAACTGCAGCTTCAAAGATTGTAGATGCTTTCTCTTTGAACTCTTCAGACATGGAGTCTTCGGAACCCATAAGAGCTTCTACATCATCAGAAACGTCGATTTCTTGAATACGAGCTTCAACTGCTTCCTTCTTTGCTTCGGTAGCTGCTTCTGCATCCTCTTCATCTTCTTCATCGTTGTCATCGACTTCTTTCATGGCTTTCATGACCATTGCTTGAAGATTTTTGAGCTCCTTCATTTTCATTTCGCCCATTTTATCTTTCATGGCTTTGAGCATTTCAGTTTTATCTTCATCATGAAGTTCAGAAAGGTCTTCTTGACCTTCTTCTGCTTCGACTTGATCACCAGCTGCAAGTTTCTTTGGTTTCTCAGCAGGTTTTTCACCCTTTTGCTGTGCATCACCACCAATTTCTTTAGCGGCCGCGGCAACTTTCTTTGCAGGGGCGTCTTTTTGATCGGGTTTAACTACAGGAGCACCAGTGTCTTGAACGGCACCACTCACCTTATCGTCAACCTTTTCACCTTTTTGTGCTGGGGCAGCACCTTTTTTCTGAGGGTCTTTTGAAGCATCGGCTTCTTCAAGTTCTGCAAGAACTTCCGCTTCAAGTTCCTCTATCGTTTTGTCTAGTTCGGACATCGGGATTTCTCCTTTAGTTTATTATATTATTTATAAATTATAATTTCTTGAGGAACTTTGCAAACTCCAAAGCAACCTCGTTCACATTTATCTGACGTTGTTTTACATCAAATTTCGTTTTTAAATCCGCAACATGAGCTTCTACAAGTGATCCATTATTCCAAACCCATTCCTTACCTTCCATAATCCCCTGTACAAATGCATTGGGGGCGGAAGGATCAGCAACGATATCAGCTGCTGTTGCAAGATAAAAATCATCTCTCACATAATTGGCGCCGTTTTTTTGTTCCAAACTTCCCATACCTCTAGAGGAAACACCGAGCTTTGCACCTTCATCCATGAGATTTTTAACTATTTTACCCATTGGTGTGTCCATTATTTTCGCTTCGCCAATAAAATTCTTGCCATCTGGTGTTAATGATGTAATCATATGTGATACTCTTTCAAGATTAACTGTGGGTCCGTCAGGATGCCCAAGTTCACCAAATGCCCGATTTTCGTTTATAAAATTCTTATTGTATTTCGCAACTTCTTTTTCAAGAACTTCCATAGGATAAACACGGCCGTTGCGATTTTTTACATCAGACTGCATGAAGATACCACGAATTTTGTAATTCTTTGCACCCTTGTCATCTTCTTCAACAATAAGTTGAGCGTCTTCTACTGCTTCTGAAATTAATTTTACCGTATTCATATCATTATCCTTATGTTATGTTGTCCCAACCAGATACTTTTCTCATTTTTAGAATAACTGTTCCTACACAAGCTGCATCATTTTCAAAGTAAATGTCACCGTCTATCCCAGAACCAGCATTATTTGCGATAGCAGGTAGAGCCTGTCCACCAGCATTATAACTACCATTTGCATTTAAAGTGAGAGCGGTTACGTTTGTTGTTGCGTTCCATTCTATTTCTGTGGTTGAACTAACTGTCCACCAACAAGAAACGATAGAAACTCTAGGGTCAGTTGCTGCACCACCAAGAGCAGATACATCTACAATTTTTGTTGCAGTTCCGTTTGTTCCTGTAATTGTAGTTTTAGTAACAACTTCAAAATCAGAATCTACTAATGTTTGTGTTGCAAAGGCCATGACTTACTCCTAGATTGATAACATTTCTTTTTCAAAATAACTCATAAGTTCCTTCTCAGGAACCTTGAATTTTTTAGAGATTTCTTGCATAGTTTTCTCAAAAGTATTTAGGAAATCTGAAGGTTTAGAGTCCATTTTTTTAAAGATTTCGTCTACAGCTTTCCGCATTTTAGGTGATAATCGCTTATATTCCTTGGATTTTTTATGCTCATCCTTCTCTAACATCGTAGAATATACACCTTCAAATGTTTTATTCATCTGTTTCCTCTTGTGTTTGGGGCTGTGATACATATGCTCTGGACAATTCTATTCTCTTCTTTTCCAAAGCATCTGAAACTTTATCAGACATAGCACTAGTAAATGCTTCCTCTGCTCCAATATTATCATCTTTCATTATTGAGTTTACAAATTCTTTACTGCTCATCATCTTCTCCGTTATCTGTTCCGAATTTTTGATCATCGGATGGTACATTATCTTGTTCGGGGTCTTCATAGTCAGGCATTTCTTCTGGAGAAATAACTCCACCAGTACCATCTTGTGGATACCTAGTTATACCGTCACCCTTATCCGGCATAACAATTCCACCGTCCATAGGATCGGTTTCAAGTTCTTTTGCGATTTGATCACGCATTTGATCAACCTCTGCATCGTTCATGCGTAATACTTTCTTGAGAACGTATTCTTTACTAAAGAATGTTCCAACATATGACTGAATATTATCAAGAGTTTGAATACGATCATTAAGAAGTTCTGCCTCTTTGAGTTCTGCAAAATGACCATCTTGCAAGTAGTCATACTGAATATGTTCTTGCATCAAATCCCAATCATCAGGAGCTATAATTCCTTTTAACAATAATTGAGTTTTGAGAATGTCTGTAAATAGAGGATTAAACTTCTTGCGAATACGTTGTACAAACTTACTAAATTTAAGTTCATCTCTTGTAATTTCTGTAGATCGACCTAAACTGAAATTGTTTTCTGCTTCTAAACGAGAAATTGGAACATTCAATGACCGATATAGTTTCTTTTGGAAATACTGTATGTCATCTATCTCCCCCAAATTAGAACCGCCGGGAAGTGTCGTAATCTCTGTACCTCGACCACCTTCTCTTCGGGGAAGCCAAAAATCTTCAAGCATCGACATATGATTTCGGTCATCCCGAATCTCTCCTGTATTTGCATCGTAAACTAACTTGTTACGATAACGATTCATTACATCTTTTAGATATTGTTCTGCTTTTATCTTAGGCAGATTACCAACATCAATGTAGAAAATCCTACGTTCTGGGGCTCGGGATATACGATAGATAACCAATGCATCTTCAATCATCCTTAATTGGTTTACAGGTTTAATTGCTTTATGCAAATAAGAAACAACTCGACCAGTATTACCATCTATAATTCCAGAAGGAACGTAGGTAATTGCATCGGGAGCAATTCTTATACCTTGATTTACTGAACTACCGCCCGGATGTGGTTTTGATTGTTCGTTGTAGATATAATACTCTTCAACCTTTTCAACCATATCAACACCAGTGGCTTGATTTGTTTTCTTTTTTACGTTCCTAACTTTTTTAATTTTGTTAGGATCAATCCATCTAAGGTCTGTGATACCTTTTCTTGGATTTTTAGTATCAATAACTTTGTGATAATAAACTCGACCATCAACATACCAACGTCGAAAAATGTCGTGTCCTTTTTGCTCAAAGTTAAGTAATCGAAGAACTTCTGAAAATTCTTCTCTAATTTTTCTTTTGATTGTATTGGGGAAAGGAAGTCTTTCAAGAACAACCTCTACTGCTTGATCATCCTCATTTGAAACTATACCTTCGTTTACAATATCTTCAACTGCTGCATCACATTCAGCTTGTTGAGCAATATCACGATACCTTCTGATAAGATCGTGATCACTCTTATCTCTGCCGTCTGTGTCTAGAATTTGTCCAAAGAAACCGCCACCGGCAACATCAATTGTGCCGTCATCAGGACTAGGGGTAGCAAAAGATAATTCACTACCCCCATCCTTCTTAGGACGTTCTATACGGAAACCAAAAAGTTCTGCCATAATATCTCCTACTTTCTATTATTTAGTAGGTTTTCAAATTAAAGTGATACACCACCACTAAGATTAAATGAGAAAGATGCACTATTAGGAGATCGCAATGAACTAGTAGAACCAGTAACACCTGATGCTTCAAAGTGTTGGTATCTCCAAGATACTTCAAATTCTTCAAGAGCATCTGCTTGATCTGAGTTCAGTTCAATCTCACCAATATTAACTGGCCATGCACTTCTGAAAATGTAAGCTTTAAGTGTAGTATCATCTCTATCAAGCTGTTCGACAACCAAATCTGTCTGGTAGTCAGCAGGATTATTTACGCCTGTTCCTTCAGAAAGATTATTAATACCATTCATCCATCTTTCCATCGCATTACGAATCATGAAGTCTGTGTCATTGATAAATGTTGTTGTCCAAGGATCAGCAAATTCACGATCCCCTGCTATATAAATTTTACGACCTCTAAATGGCACTTCAATCGGTGTCATTTCTTGAGCAGGCAAGTTTGAAGCTCTTACCATGAATGATGTTCTACGAACATCGAGTCCTATAGCAATGCCAGCTGGAGGTGTGATGGTAACTCTAAACTGGTTAGAACGAGCACCGCCGCCGACTAGGTTTGCTTTAAAATCGTCTATCATTGCCATGATTAACCTCCTACCTCTGAAAATGACACACCACTTCTGGTTGCGACAAAGTTAAGTGTTATAAAATTAATTGCTCGACTTGGTTTGACGTAGATATCACCTCTAAATTCATTTCGGTCAATCACATCAGCAGTGTTATTTGTTGCGTCACAAACAACACTAAAATCTGTAATACCTCTACGACCCTGACAATCCCTCAAGAAAGGTTCTACCATGTTTCTAAATTGAGCCCTTGAGAACTCATCGTTGAATTCAAAGAGCATGAATTTAGAAGCAGTTGAAATTGCTTTTTCGAGGACCAAGAACAGTCTCCGTACATTGATACGATCAAATGCACTTGGTTTAGATAGAGCAGTTCTGTCTCCAAAGAGAACCACACCTTGGCCGGGGAAATTAACTACAGGGTTAACCCTTGCAGTATAAAGCCTATCCCTGTCCGTCTTATTTGGATTAAAAGAGAGTTTTATTGCTCCTCGTACAAATCCTCTGGTAAGACCAGCAGGAGAGAACCAAGGATCAGCAACTAGGTCTGTATTTGCACAAAGACCAGCACTGTCACCACAAAGTGGGACATATCGATATACATCATTGTACTTGTCATACATGTACTTGTATCCACTATCGTAGAACATATACGATGAAGATGGACATAGATCAAATGCAGTTTTAACATTCTCTACCGCCGTTGCAGAAGTTGC